ACCTTCTCCGCCACAGCCGCAATCGTAGCTTCCGCCTCAGCCACTAAATCCGTGTTCCTCGTGACGATATCCGCGGCTTCGTCACGCGTCATAACACCAGTCGGATGTAGGATCACCTGCGAACCATCAGCCTCAGTGAGTGTCCGCATTCCGCCGGCGGGTTCGAGTGCTGCAAAATCTAGACGAGTATATTTTTTAGAATCAACCATTGATCAAACCTCCACGGACCAGTGCTCCGGACAGATATGTAGTTGCTTTGGCTACCCCATAGGTATCTGGGCCAAAGGAACGGTAACGCAGAGCCAAGGCTGTGCTGGCGAGACTCGTCGTACTACACCAAAACTGTGTCAGAGTCGATACACCATTGATCAGCCACGAGGGCCACGCCGGAGAATCTTCCAGACTGGAAATAGTTGCATATTCATTGATGTTCGGTAGACGCCAATCATTGTGCCCCAGAGCATCGAGGGCATTGCTACTCTTGCATACGCCGTCTGTCGCCGTGGCGACATCCTCAAAGCTCAGGCCGTGCTCCGTGGCGTCTATCGTGAATATATCGCTATCATTCACAAAGATCGTGTAAGCATTGCCATCGACTAGCGGCGAGAGCGTGCCTGTTATCGCTTGGAAAACAACCGTGTCGCCGTCTGTCAAAAGGTGAGCAGATGCCGTATTCACTGTGACTGTGTTACTCGCGACCGTCGCAGAACCGATGTCTAGCAAACCAGAGATACGGATCAGGCACTCGTCCCATGTGGTCGTGGCGGGCGTGGTAAGATTGGCAGCAGAACCGTTGAGCGGCATAAGCGCCCATTTACCAGCGCTCTTATCACTAGTGAACGTCCCGCTAGTGTGGTCCAAGACGCAAACATAATACGGGCCCGCGTCGGCGGCTCCCGAACTAACCACGTCGCCAATCGTATAGCCCGTGGATGTCGCCCAATTACCTTGGGCTGTCATATCGGCTTTGGCGAGCGTCGAGCCCTGGGCGGCTAGGTGTGGCTGCTGGGCCCAATGGAGACCCGAGAGCCGGTCCATAGTCACGCCGGAGCCGAGGTCCGTATAGCGAGCTGCAGAGTCCTGGCGCCCTGCCTCATAGTGACCATCATCACCAGCCTGGTATGTAGTCTCCTGGCCGGTAGCAATCGGGACGCTAATGTTTTTATTCGACCTCATCCGCCTGTGCCTCCCTCGATAATGACGATGTCGCCATCAGTGCCGGATAGTTTCACGTCGGCGAGATCGATGTTCACAAAATCGCGAGTGGTATTATCACGTTCCAGGCGGTAGCTATTGCCGTCTGCTAGTGTGATGGTAACGTCGCCAGTGTTCCCAATAAGCGCATAAAGATTGAAATTCAGAACCAGCGAAACCGCCGACAACGCCGTGGGCGTCGTGGTGATTATAATTTCATCGCCGTAAGCGTTGTTTTGCATTTCTCAAACTCCGAGTAAAGAACACAGGCGGGTCGCGAATCGATCAACGACCCGCCTGTACGAGAGAGAGGCGATCCAAAAGAAAATGACGACCTAAGCCTCAGCAGCCCAAGTACCGATTTCGCGGGTGACCAGCCAGCCAGTCGCACCGCCGTAAGTCAAGACGATTAGGTCACCGTTCTTGGCCGTGGCTTTTGTGTTCACGCGATCTTTGTCGTCTACGCCTGCTAAGTCCGCGCCCATAATCTTGTCGTTGACGTTGGGGCTGACTGTCACTGCTACAGCCCCGTCTGCCCCGCCGTTACGAATCACGAAACGCAAGCCAGCGGCCACGACGGGGAGCGTGATCGTCTTTGCATCGGCGGTTACATTCATGACCTTGCCGACGTCTTGAATATCGAGCGTCAAATCAGCTGCGACATCTTCGACCGTGAGGCCCGTGAGCGTGCCCGCGTCGCGACGTGTTGCGCCCAGTGCGACGCGAACGGTAGTCGCGGCGATGGTTACAGCGGCGACCACAAGCCCAGCGTACTCGCCGACAGATGAGTCGGGCGATGCAACTGAATTGGTCGCGTCCCAGTATGCTTTTTGACCAGCGGCAAAAACGACGCTGGAGCAAGTGAAGTCAAAAACGCCCTCGATAGAAATCGAGCCGAGTGCGCCCGCTGCAATGTCATGCTTGGCGATCCCAACAAGCTCGCCCTGTACGACCACGTCACCCGCTGAGATTGCGCCAGCAGGCGTATGGTCGATGTTCGTTCCGGTTTGTACGTATGTAGCATTCATTTTTTATGTCTCCTGAAGATGATGGATAAAAACCCCGCTCCCATGCTGACCAGCCAAAGCCAGCCAGCTAGGGAGCAAGGAAAGGAAATCTAATTACGAGCCGTTACTTCGAATGGCTCCTGCTTCGTCCCACTGGGCGACACCGAAATCAAGATATCCTCGGAAGAGTTTTCCGAGATATTCGCCCGATAGCGGGACTTCTTCAATCGTCGGGCTGTCGACGCCGTTCAAAAACGCCAGAGCGAACGGGACTAGATAGCTGGGATCGCCCCAGAGGTACCAATACGCATCACTACCACTGGTCGTATTAGCGCCGAGATGCGGGACGATTACAGGCTCGTAGACGCCTTCGTGATTATTGGCAGCAGGCGTAATTTGCTTCGACGCCCCAACGCCAGTCGCGATCACATTCGCGCTCTTGAAAAGCCTTCTGGCCTCGCCGCCGAGAGCAGGCGGAACCACCAGGTACTTGCCTTGAGCCAAAATCGGCTCGCTGTTTGCGTCGACCTGTTCCGCGAGCGCCTGTACAGCTGCGTCGAGGCCGACTACGCCGAGGACGGAGCCAGCGCCGGTTTCCAGGTTGCTGTTGCCCGTGCCGAAGAATGTATCAGTATTCGCCTTGACCAACGCCCAGGCGACCGACTCGACCTTGCGGGCCGCATCGAGTCCGATCCGACCCATAGAGCCAAGGAGCATACCCATATCATCATTGATGATGTCTTGTCTGGTGATGCCCAAAAGTTCACCGTACGTATCGACCTTGAACGTTTTGGAATCATCAGCCAAAGCGCCGTGTTTGAGTGCGCCGTCGCCACCGATTTTTGCAAAACCACTAGCCCCGGTCATGCGATACCCGGTATGCGTTTTGAAATCGTTCGCGGTGAGTTTTTTGAAAAGTTTGATCGCGGCTGACGGGACAGCCCGGAAATTCTCCAGCATGATTTTGTTTGCTGACGTCGAGATGATCGAGGCCATTGCATTCGTGGAAAATGCGGCGGAAACCCATTCAGAAACACTAGCCGAAACTGTCGGGGCCACACGGCCATCGATAGAGCACGATGCTTCGATCATGCCCTTTAGGCTCATTCGCCTCAGTCGTTCGTCGGCCAGATTCAGAGCCTGCTCGCCGAATGACGCCAGCAGGCGATCGTCCGTGAATGCATTCGACTGCATTGCCAGGCTGGCCTCGACCGCTTTGGCCGTCAGCCGATTCCCGCCAGAATTGATATTCGGCACATTTGGACGGCTCGCTCGTAATACCTCGAGGTCGGTTTTGACGACATCCCATCCGCCCACAATCGCCTTGGCCTCCAGGTCGCTGTGGTCGCCGCCTGATGCGCAAATTTTGCGAATACCGGCAATACGGAGCGACTCATTAGCCGCGTCCTGGCGCATGATCTGCGCCGGTGTCATACTACCAGCCTGCACGACTGGAGATGAGAAATTAGATGACTCATCCTTAGCCGCCTCATCCGCCTCTGTAGCCTTAGCAGCCTCTGTAGCCTTAGCAGCCTCAGCAGCTTTAGCAGCCTCCGTAGCCTCATCAGCAATCTGTTCTTCGGTTTTTTTTACGTCGTCCATGTCCGATGTCTCCTTGGCAGCGATGCGCGCGCTCGTATGGGAGTCCGCGCCGCTGTCGACAAATGAAATTTCTTTGAGGATCGATTTGCGGACCAAATGAATCGGGCCGCTAAAATCACGGCCATTGACGCACGCCGTCTGGCCTGATGGAATAAATTCTGCATTCACTACCGCAGCTCCGATAGACGCCTGCCACGGGAACCCGTTCTTGCCGCTGCGAGCTACGTCTTTTGCCCAGCTTGTTTCGCGGCTGATTATGCCCTCTGCGACGATTTTACCGTCCTCGATTGCCACACGAGTTGTGTGGCCAACACCCTGTCGAGAATTGTGATCGAGGCGGATGGGCGTGTCTTGCCGCTCAATCTGCATGCCCTCTAAATCGATTACGACTGGATGCGGGAACCCGTCTATTCGCATCTCGCCGCCTGTGTAAGCGACCATAGAAAATCGAGGCGGTGCAGTGTCGTCTGAGCCTGCTGCCTCGATCGTTACGCGAGAGAGGAACCCAATAGTATTAGGTAGTTTTTTTCGATTGATTTTCGACATTTTCATCAAGCTCCAGTGAGGCCTTTGGCAGGACTACCTGCATTGCTGTATTGGATTCTATCCCCAGATGTTTGGCGATTTCTAGAACCGACTTTACCTCAGTCAGTTTTTCGAGGATGGCCTGGTTCTGGACGACCTCCCAGTCCAGGCCCTGACTCCCACACTCAATCGCTCGATTGGTCGTCATATTGGCCAGCCGCTTGGTCTGTGCCGTCGCCTCTTTAGCCGGGTCGACGTGAGGCGTACCATCGAAAAACCATTGATGCCTTAGGTCCGAGTGTCGCAAGACAGCGAGTTTCGATGTCCGCATTGCCTCGTTGCACCAGGCGACAAAAACACGATCGATTACAGTCTCGATTAAGTGCTGCTGCTCGACTCGCAGAGATGCGAAGTACATTTGCTTGTCAAGCCTGCCGGAGGCGTAATTGTACCCAGACGAATTCCCAGCGGCGATGTTAAACGGTATGTTCAGGCAGCGTGCGATTTCGTTCAGAATCTCGGATTTGAACATCGAGTACGTATTGATCGGCTGCTGCGCCTGAATCTGCCCCAGTGTCCATCCCTCGGGGAGCGTGGTCATCATGCGACGTTCCAGCTCAATAATATCCAGAGCCTCGATTGATGCGGCTTCGCCGTTTGCCGGCACATTGGTTTGCAGGACAGCAGCGAAGTCAGCTACTGTTTCAGCAGCAGCCAGAACAGCGAGTGTATATCTTCTTAGCTGGCTGAACAAAGGCAGGGCAGGCGTGAGTTCTGATACGCCTCGATGCTGGCCGGGACGGTCAGCAGCGAACCAATGGGTCATATAATTCCATGGGATTATGTCCGATGAGCTGGCACCGCCCATTACATCGCCGGGGTGAAAACGCAGGACATGATACATTGACGGATTGCCAAACGCATCGAGAACTATACCGTCTATGTCATTATTGCTTGGTCGCAATGAATTTGTAAACGGTGCGGAGACCCGATCGCTCTCGATCATCTTTAGGTCCAGCGTGATCGGCAATCCCATATCACTCAATCGCGGATTTTGGGCCATGAGAGAGAATGATTCGCCGTCTGTTTTTTTGCTCATCACCATCGTTCTGAGCTTGGCCGCCAAGCCAACAGCCACCGCCCAATCAGCAAATGCGGCCTCGACATTCCGACTGGCGCGGGTGTCTGTACCGATCATTTGCAGTCGCGGCCCAGTCCCTACACAATCGTTCGCCAGCGTGGAGATGATGCCTTTCGCGTAACAATTGTTTGCGACCTCGTATCGGGCGCGCTCCCTGAGCGTTTTTCGAACATATAGCGCATTGCTCGCGTCTGCCGATCCGCTGTCAGTATTGGCCCACTGATTTATGTTCTCGTGCGTGGTCTGAGCGGCGTCGTATTTCGCCTTCACCACTACGGGGCGATGCAGCGCCTGCGAGGATGCGCGGATTTTCTGGCGGCGAGATGATCGGAATGGCCAGCCCATTAAATCGTCCCACGTGGTGAGACACGAGTCATTTTGATACCCAGTCCAGGGACTCGGACTGCAGCTTTCCCCGCGTTGTGCTTATCTGCATCGATCAGGTCTGGGATCGAATGTTGCTCGACTGAGACGCCGTCGCTGGAGACCTTCTTCGGGCCTGCGATGCTCGCGCCGATGATATCTTCGATTGAATCTGTCATGTTCTCCAGCTTTCAAAAAAAAACCGGCCACGTGTGGCCGGATTTATTTCTCTTGCACCGAGCCGATATAGCCCGTTCATTTATTGCTATTGTTTTTTACACTCGACACGAGACAGAGACAAGAACGATTGGATCGAAAATACAAAAAAAATCAAAAAGTACCAGATATGGTACTTTCGCCCGAAAATTATTCCGAAAAATCATTCTCCAGTAATGGACGATTGAGGTTTGACGATTTCTTGCGTCGTTATTCTGCGCCCGCAATGACGGCAAATCCGATATCGAATCACCGTCCGCATTCGCCTGCGGGTGCAATCCGTGCGCAAATCCTGGCAACCACAACTCGGGCAGGTCAATCCGTTGTCTTGCGCGTGTTCCATGAGATTCCTACATTCTGCGTCGTTGCAGAGACGAGAGTTTGATCTTCTTTTTTCTAGTGGTCGTTCCGCCCAGCCCGGGCAAACTCACTCCCACTTGCGAGGCAGCCACAGCGCACCCTACCAGGCAGTCGAGCCAGTGATTGTCTGGTCGATTCGCCCGGAGTTTCCATTCGTCTACCGTGCGATTCAGTGCGACTGTGGCGATGCGATATTCACCCGTCAAGTGGTCGGCTAGCAGGCGATGTCTCTCCGCGTCGCGACCGAAGAGCGACAGGCACCCGGGATCGCCCATGGCGACGGCCAGCCGAGTGTGGACGAACGTTTTCCAGTAATTCACATCCACCACAGCATGTCTTATTTGCCGACGGCCCACTACGCTCGGGATGCGCCAGTGGTCGCCGACTCGGTCGCCACGTTTTCTTTTATATTCAGCGAATGGCCGACTCGAAGCGCCGACGTACTGGCCGTGACTGGGGAGCATCACGCCTGCATGTTCGCTCTGCCGACAGAATTGATATACTACATCGGTGGACTGGCCCCAGTTGGCGTCGATCATACACAGCTCGATCCGCATCTCGGCTCCATCTTCGCGATGGTACGCGCGTGGGATTGTCTCGCCAGCGAGTTGTGTCAGCGCATGGAATATCGCGCCTTCCAATCCAGCGCCGGGCTTTGCTATTTTGATTGTTTTTCGAATATCGTTCAATGTGAAATACGGACGCTTCTGGTCTGGCCACACGCCGTAATCCAAAATATACCCCGTGAAATTTTCTTCCCAGCCGCATAGCATCCAGTACAGAGCTTTTTGCTGGATATCGACAAACATCGTCAGGTGCGTCACGCCGATCGGGATTACGCCGCGACTATACCCGTTTATTTTTTCCGTGATCGCATCAGCGGAGAGCATTTCCTCACCTTCGATTTCAATCAGTGGCTCGTTTTGATATTCAGCAAAAAACGCGGCAGCATCACGCATTTTGAGATTCATCGCGTTTTGAATTGCCGATATTTCACTGGCGTCATGCCGCTGAGGCCATGCGACGACAGCTCCCTCGTCCATTGCTTTTCGATTTTTACGATAGAACTTCGTAGCCTCGTCCCCGTCGCCATCGGCGCGGAGTGAATCGCACCTGATCTCGGTGTATTGATCCCAAAGCTTTTCGTTCTTCGGGAATTGATACACCATCTTCGTTCGCTCGCCATGCCACTCTGGATGTTTCTCGCGGTCTAAAATATGGTCGGCCATATCACCAGGGCGAATCACAGTACAGGCCATCAGGCCCGCGATTTTTCGACCGGGCCCGGCCATGCCGAGAACGTCACCAGCGAGGATTGATTCACGGCGCTGGCTCTGTGACGGCGACCAAGCCGACTCCGTCGTCTGCGGGTCGTCGACCATCACCAGTTGAGGGCGAACCGATTGGCCGTCAGGTCGAGAGAATTTCTGCCCGCGAATATCGCCGCCCTTCAGCCCGCAACTTGAAATCACTACGCCAGAAGATTTGCAATCAGCAATCGTGGGTAGGACAATTTTTGTCGCGCCCCAATCGATCCGCGTTGGCACGCCTCGATATTTCTGGCCGCGCTGGCGGTGTGTGATCCGCTCCAATTTTCGAACCGGCGTTGCCACAGCGGGGAAATCTTCGGCTAGCAAATCATTGGTTTCGATCCAGACTTTGATTTCCTCCATCAGCTCCGAAGCCCGGTCAGCATTGGCGGCTAGTAGGCAGACGTATGGAGTAGACCCGATCAGAGCAGCCCAGAGGCACGCTAATTGCATCAGCGATGTTTTGCCACTACCGCGCGGCATGGCCACTGCGAACAATCCGCCGGTCAAGACAGCGGTCTCGATCTTGGCAATCACTTTCAAATGATCGTCCGACCAGGCGAGATAGAAGACCTCTGGAAAATACGACGAGCAAAAGAATCGAAAATCCGTCGCGGCCCGCGCCTTGCGACGTGGATCGACTACATCTGGGATCTCGCCGATATCCCGGCCTATTGCTGAGAGCTCCGCATTTCGCGCGCGTGCGACCTCTTTGAGCGTCTCGTAGTCTGCGGGCTTTTCTGATTCTGGGTTATGGCGCAGCCACACCAGCCAGGCGGCGTAACGAAGCAGGTCAACGTGTTTTTCATCGCCGATGCGGTAGCCTGCCCGATTGCGATGACGGCGCAGAGTCCGCTCGCGGACCACCTCGCCCAGCGGCGACGAGTTCAGCATCCGGATCAACATCGACGGGCGAAGTTTGCGCGGGTCAATCGCCACCAGCCACCTCCCGCACGAGCCAGGCCGTGTAATGCACCACATTGATCGAGCCGTCGGCGTTGACCGGCGCGCCGGCGTCGATATCTGCCTGGATCATCGCATCGGTAATGCGGCGACTGCCAGCGGCGGCGAGGCTTTTCGCCACCTGGGCGGGCGTCAAGGCCGTGATTTTGGGCGTTTTGGCAGTCAT